TTATTCTGTTTTCCTTTTTCGTTGCATACCCTCAGCCACCTTACTGTTACTTTGTTTTGTTTTTTGAGCATTCTCCCATTCCTTGTTCAAATCTCTTGGTATGCTTGGCCCTGCGAAGTAATTTTGAGCCTGTAATTTTACAAGATTTTCCAATGCGGATTTCTTGTCTTGTAAAGCACGAAGAGCCCCTGAGGCAATATCTAATTCATACCGGGCATCAATTAACTCATAGTTAGCTTCTTGGTATTCTTCTTGCTGCAATATAGCAGAGGAAACAGCCGTCTCAGTCACTTTCTCAATTCCGTATTTTTCAGGGCTCTTACGGATTGCCTTGTCAAGGTCTGCTCGTACTAAATCAAGAGCCTCTTTTTTCTTGTCACAGATTTTCTTACATTTAGCCTGATATAAGCCATATTCAAATGTAAGGGAAGCCTGTTGTAACCATTCTACATCTAAGGCATTTTCATCAATTCTAATGTCATTTTGATAATCCATTTTATTTTTCTCCTTTCTTTTAATTAAGATTTCGTTACTGCATAACAATTAAATACCAATCCCGGAAAACCTACATCATACAAAGGTGCCATAAACTGCTCAATAATAAGGGCAGCCCGTTCATTATCTGCCTTTAATAGGATGCTCTGGCAATAGCCTAAAACAACGCGGCGGATACTCTCTGCCTCCTGTCCTTTCAACCCCTCTAATATCGTACCACATTTTTTCCAACCACCTCCAGCAAGTAAGACGCGGCATAATTCAATAGCTTCATTCTCTTGTGCTGCCATTTGTTTTGCTGCCTCTAATCTGTCCTCTGGGTCAGTGTTGAGTACCTTTTCAAGTATTTGAAGAGCATTTCTGGGATGTCCTTGTGAATCCTGTATGATTTGTTCTATTACTTCTTTTTCTACGGAATCCCCTTCTGCCTTTATTACTTTTTTCAATAATTTAGTCATTTCCATATCAGACAAGGCATTGACGGTGAGAATAACAGAACGCCCTTTCACTGTGGAAAGTAATTTTTGAGGGTCTGTTGTGGCAAGTATAAAATACACATGGTCAGGAGTGTCTTCTAATATCTTCAACATGGCATTTTGAGCATCTGTTGTAAGTTTGTGGCACTCATCAATCATATACACCTTGCACTTACCTTCCAAAGGACGATATTTACAATTCTGGATAATTTCTCGAATACTGTCAATACCGCGAAAATCAGCAGAATTGATTTCTCTGTAATCATTACCGAGAGAACCTAATTCTTTGGCAAGAATACGAGCTATTGTAGTTTTCCCACAGCCTGTACCACCTACCAATAAATAAGTATGTGGAGGATTCCCTTTTTTTAGCATATTTTGAAGAGATTGTATTACCTCTTCATTTCCTATTATTTGCTCCCATTCTGTAGGGCGATGTTCTAAATATAGACTCATGCTTTTTCAAATATACATTCCACTTCTTTAATTCTATTTTTGATTCCTGTGGCAATTCTTTCTCTTGCTATCTCAAATTCATCACATATAATATTGTTCAACTTACGTAAAGAAGGGCTTTGATTTGCATTTTTCCCAATACAACCCCAATCAATATTACATCTTAGGCTTTTTGAACTTACATTCACAGAAACTCTGTTTATTTCAAAATCTAATGCAAATGGGTCTATTACCCCCAAAATTTGTTTTAATTCTTTCAACTCGGTAAATAAATTGTTTAATTCATCTAATTTTTTTTCTGTCATAATATTATATTTATTGTTTCTTTTAATTATACAATTTTTAAAGGTTTCATTTAAGGTAATTTGTATTCTTCTAAGGTTGCCCAACTACCATTCACAGTACCCAAATCAGCCTCAACAGACAGGGGCACGTTTATCCATCTCCAATGCTGTGCTAATTCTACGGTGGTAATCCTCTTTATCATTTTACTGATTTTCTGCAATTCATCAGGGACTACATCTATGACAAGAGCATCATGTATTTGCCCTATCAATTTACTGCCCCAACCCTTCTCCCGGATTACCGCATCCAAACGAATAAAACACCACAATAGACAATGAAACGCTGCCCCTTGTACTGGATAATTGATTACTTCATTACGTCTCATTTCTCCACGAAAACGAAATCCGGTATAACTATCCATAAATCCGTTCTTCATATACTCCGCATACCATTTCTCTTTCCATTTTGCATATACCCGAAAACGCCGTTGCCAGAAGTCTTGTTCTACTTTCTGCAAATGTTCTACAAAATCATTGAAACAATTGATATTAACACTTCTTAAATGATTAGATATATACTTTCCGTCTGGTAATTGTATTCCTTGTCCGTTCTTCCAGACACCTTGCCCACGCTCAATCCACTTACATAAGCCAATGGCATTGTTCTTATAATAGTCTCCATAGAATTGAGGAAAGACAAAGGCATTTTTCGCTGCCTGCCTAAATGTCTTGTGAGTATGTTTGTCAAATTCATTTAATTTGAAAATCTGCATTGCCATATCACCGTGCATATCCGTATGAGGAGAAGTAAGATATTTTATCATTACCGGGTCTTTATGATAACAGGCTGCAATAGATACTTCTAAACTTGAGAAGTCAACCTCCATTAACTGGTTGCCCGGTCTTGGAAAAATAGCATTACGAACGATGTTCATTGCTTCTTTATCTCGCTTCGGAATGTTTTGAAAATTAGGGCTATCTGAACTGCTGCGATAGGTAACTACATTGTGAAGATTGAATTGGGGGTGTATATAACCTTTCACTTGTTCTCTTGCAAAGGCCTCAAGGTAAGTATCCCTGATTTTCTTTAATTTTCTTACCTCTAAAATCATATCTAATTCTGGTAATTTCAATGATTTCAAGGCTTCATCATCTGTACTACCTTGCCCGGATGCTGTGGTTTTGGTGGGTTTCAATTTACGAACATTATACAGGAAATAGGCTAATTGTTTATCACTGCTAATATTAGGGATGCCTTTCACCGTATGTTCCCAATGTCTGTAAAAACTACTATTGAATAATTGTTTCTCTATTTTTTCAATCCTAATAGAAAGTTCTTGTTTTGTTTTTTCTACATAATCAAGGTCTATTCTCATTCCTTGCATTTCTGCTCGAGCTATGGCAAGAATCCCGTCATGGAATAATTGGTATGCTTCTGCTGTATTTGGTATTACTGTCATAGAATAAAGATTAAAAAGGTGACCAAATAATATCTTGTTGTAATAGAGACAAACGATATGTATAGAGGGTATCCTGAGCACAATATTTCATTAACTTTCTTCTCCCCTCCTTACTTTCACATAATTGCAATACCTTGTTCATACTGTTTCCGTTTTTCTCCTCCGTAGATTTTAACCACGGACTGATTTCACTGCTATAATCAGGTTGTCCGAAATGTAAGTAAGTTTGTAATTTCAAACCAACAATCCCTCTGCGGTTGTCCAGTATATGAGCTGCCTGCATACTATCCCATTGCCAACCCTGTATTTCGCATTTCCAGCGGGTATGTGCCCAGATATGCTCATACTTAATATTGTGTCCTATTTTACCAACATTTGGGTTTTCTAATAGCCTTAGAAATGGTTGTAATTCTGCTCTATCAGACGATATCATAAAAGCATAGGCAAAGGTGGGAGACAAAGCAACTGAGGCACATACAATTCTATGTCCTGCGGCATGAGGTTTTATTCCTGTGGTCTCAAAGTCAATAGCAACTGTTCCTGATTCTATGTTCAGCAGCGGAGTAAGGTCTTCTAAATATTGAATTTCTGGTTTTGGAAACTGCTGTAATTGTTTTTCTCTTGTCTTTACTGCTCTTTCTAAATCCAGATTCCAGATTAACTGAGTTTCTTTGCCCTTGCTCTCCATTACCCATGTAGGATGATAGACAGGACAAATCCAGCAGTTGAATTCAAAATCAGGTATCTGCCAACCACGCCAACGGCTGAATTCTCCGATGTCAGAATTGTATTTTTGTCCAATTAAAGAATACAAAGGATGCCAACCAAATGCAATTATAACACGAGGTTTGTGTTCTGTTATTGTTTGAAATAAAGATTTACGGCAACAATCTAATTGATGCCCCGTTGGATTTTCTTCACAACGGCATTGAACTGCGTTTATAGACCAACAATCTCGTTCCATATCTATGTCTAAATTGGACAAGGTTGTTGATAATAATCTACCTGCCTGTCCCTGCCAATACTTACGACGCTCGTCTTCTGCTGCGGAATTGGCGGAACCTAACAATAGAATACCTTTCTTACCACTGCCGGTATGACCAAACTTCGGATTCAGGGTACCGGGCAGCAAACCACAGGAGGCACAAGATAGG